CTCCCCGCGACCGTCCTCTTCACTCCGGGGGATGCGGGATGAGCCTCGAAACCCAACTCCGCGAAGCCCTGCAAACCGCGGCCCGCAACGAAATCCTCCGCAACCCAAACAGCGCAACACAATTCAAAACACAAACCAAAACCAACCAAGACCGCATCATCCAGGCCTACAGCGCATGGGTCCTACCCACCATCCTCCCCATCATCAAGGAATACGCCGGTGACCACTGACCTCCTAGAATGGACCCCCGCAGACTCCAAAGCCCTCGACGCCTACGCCCGATCCATCCCCGGCCGGCCACCACTCAAACGAGACCCACACCTCGCCGAACTCCTCGCAACACTCCCAGGGGCAGGCGGACGCATCGGAATCGACATCGGACAACCCTGCCGAGAATGCGGAACCCCAATGGCGCCCCGAACCCGACGCATCGAAGGCCACACCCCACACGGCGCACGAGGACGCTGCCGACCCTGCCACGACCGCGCACGCCACCGCATCGGAGGACACCGTGACTGAACACTGGTTCATCCCACGCCACGAACAGCAGGAGCTCACCGACGCCCTAGCAGAAGTCCGGGACATCCTCGACGACCTCCGCGAAGCCCAAAAACCACGCATCGCCACCGCCAACTGGAACCCCAAAGTCAGCACAGGAGACCGGCCGCAGCCCTTGCCGTTCAACGTCGCAGCCGTCGACGCAGCCGACAGACTCCTCATCGAACTCGAACGATGGGCGTACTGGCTCGCCGACGCACGACAGATCGCAGCACCCAACACCGACTGCAAAGGCTACGCAAACTGGCTCACCCGCAACATCCTGCTCCTCGCCGCCACCGAAGGCAGCGAAAGCGCACACCACGACATCACCGCAGAAATCAGGCACGCACGCAACGCATCCGGACGAGGCCACCTCCAACCCATCCCCAAACCCAACCCACAACGCGTCGCCCAAGCACACGCCGAACAACTCAACGCCCGAGGCATCGCCACCCTCGCCAAACACATCGGCGCCCAAGGCCTCACCATCCGACGCATCAAACACCTACGCGAAACCGGAAAAATCGTGCCGGTCCGCTACGCGGACAAACGAACCCCCATCTACCAACTCGGCGACGTACTCAACGCCCACTACGCCACAAGCACCAGAAAACAACCCGCCTAACAATTACTTGCATGTCTGCAACCTTTGCGGCGATGCAAGTGATACGCTATGCGCGTACGCGACACCTGACAATGACTCAGGTGTCGCGTTTCGTCTTGCTGCACACCGCGCCCACTTCCCCCAGGGCCACCTTTTGAGGACGGTGCAGCAACCCCCGGAGCAGTCGCAGCGAGGCAAGGACACTCGCCGTCTGAGCTGCGCGCCCGGGGACCAACTTCAGGAGGCCAGATGTCGGTTGCAACGGAACCTCGCATAGAGATCCACACCGACATCGGCCAGGCCTGGTTCTACCACCGCTGCACCGACTGGAGCTTCGAGAACTTCGGCATAGCCGAAGCACGACTCCCACTCGGAGAAGGCGGATGGCAACTCATCAACGAACACACCATCAGCCCATCAGTCCATTGCCATAACTGCGGAACACACGGCTTCTGGACTGACGGCAAATGGATCACGGCATGATCCTCGACCTAATCGAAGCGATCCAAATCCTGTGGGCCCTCATCCGCATGTGGGTGCTGTAGTGATGAGCCTCGAAGACCAACTCGAACAAATCGAATGGGACCTCGACCGAATCCAACTCGGCCACAAACCAGAAGCCGACGCTGGCCTACTCATCGCACAACGCAACACCATCCTCCAAAGCATCCACAACACACGCACAACGAGGTGAACCAATGGCGCGAAGTAAACGTTTACCGCCATCGCCGCGCACGCGAGGGATGTGAGTGGGACCGTGGACCGATGAAGAGAGCGCACGGCTAACCGAACTGCACGCGGCGGGGAAGTCGCTGACCTTCATCGCGGCGGACATGGACCGCTCGAAGCGGACGATCAGTGTGTGGGCTGAGAAGCTCGGACTGTCATTCAGCCGGGAGAAGACCGCGAAGGCTGCGGAAGCGGTGCACGTCGACAACAAAGCCCGCCGAGCGTTGCTTGAGTCGAGGCTGCTCACCGAGGCCGAGAAGGTCATCGAACAACTGTGGACGCCGGCAATCGTCTACTCCTTCGGCGGCCAGTTCAACGAATACGCCGAACACGAACTCGACAAGCCGACGTTCTCAGATCAGAAGGCGATCATGCAGACCGCGTCCACCGCGATCACCGCATCAAACAAGCTCCACGAGATGAACGCCGGCCAACAAGCCGAGAAGGCTGTATCCGCGCTCGTCCAGATGCAAGGCGCCCTCGAACAATTCGCTGCACAGTACGAAGCCGAACAAGGGGAGTGACCGGGTTGTTGCCTTCGAAGCTCGGCACACTGTCCCCGAAGCAAGCCCACAGCATCGGTGCGGCATCGGCTGAAGTGGTCATCTGGCACGGCGCAGTGTCATCCGGTAAGACGATCGGATCGTTGTTCAAGCTGCTGATGAAGATCGCGACCGCCCCCACCTCAGGGGAAATCGTCATCATCGGCCGCACGAGGGACACCGTCTACCGCAACATCATGCAAGCGCTACTCGACCCAGCATTGTTCGGTGATCTGGTCGACCACATCAGCTACAACCGCGGCGCACCCACCGCCACCATCTTCGGCCGCACAGTCCACATCCTCGGATCCTCAGATGTTCGCGCTGAATCCACCATCCGAGGCATGACCATATGCATCGCCTACCTCGACGAAGCAACCCTGGTCAGCAAAGAGTTCTTCTCCATGCTCCACAGCCGCCTACGCGTCAAAGGGTATGCGTGCCAACTGTTCGTCACCACCAACCCCGACGCACCACGGCACTGGCTCAAAACCGACTGGATCGACCGCGAACACGACCCCAAACTCAACATCCGCTGCTTCCACTTCGAAATCGAAGACAACCGCGACAACCTCCCAGACGGATACATCGAAACCCGCCAAGCCCAATACTCCGGACTCTGGTACGACCGATTCATCCTCGGCAAATGGACCATGGCAGACGGCGTCATCTACGACTGCTTCGACCCCGCACGCCACGTCGTCGACCAAATACCCGAAATCCAACGCATCATCGCAATGGGCATCGACGACGGCGTCAACCACCCAGCCGCCGGCCTCCTCATCGGATTAGGTGTCGACAACAAGCTGTACGCAATGGCCGAATGGGCGCCACCATCAGGCACCCCAGCCGACCGCACCAAATCGTTACGCCGATTCCTCAACGAACACGGCAAACCAGAACGGTTCTTCGTCGACCCATCAGCAGCCGCACTGAAGATGCAGATGCAACGCGAAGGGTTCGGCATCATCATGAACGCCCACAACTCCCACAAATCGGGCATCGGCGTCGTCTCAGCCCTACTGTCCACCGACCAACTACTCATCAACGGGCCGTTGTGCACCAACCTGCTCGGAGAGATCGGTGGATATGTGTGGGACCGCAAAGCTGCTGAACGAGGCGAAGATACCCCAGTCAAAGAAGACGACGACTTCATGGATGCCTGGCGTTACGGCGTGTATAGCAGCTTCCAATTCTGGCGTAACTACATCCCCATCGACATTCCCATCGACGCCGCCGAGGAGGTAGCCGCATGATCAAAGCTGGCATGGCGTGGCCACCAACCGAACTCGGCAAAGTCGTGGAACGCACCCGCGAATCGCAGGTGTGGTGGGAAGGTGACCCCGCGAAGCTCGACGACTACTACCAAGCAGGGAACCGCACATCCCCGTCTGGGGTGAAGGATCGACTGTCCGCGGCGTACAACGCGTTCTGGGGGCGTCCCGTCAACCAGACCACAACGCCGATCAAGCGGTTGCATGCGCCGATCGCAGGCGACATCCCGAAGCTGTCAGCGTCATGCTTGTTCTCGGAGACGCTCACAGTCGTCGACCCCACAGGTGCCACGCAGGAACGCGCTGACCTGATCTTCAACACCCCCACCTTCCACGGCGACCTGTTCACTGCCGGCGAGTCCTGCTCGGCGTTGGGTGGCTCGTATCAGCGTGTGGTGTGGGACGAGGAAGTCGCAGACAACGCGTGGATCGACTTCGTGGACGCTGACAAGGCGATCCCCGAGTACAGGTGGGGTCGGCTCGTCGCGGTCACGTTCTGGTCTGAGCTTGCGGGTTCGGATGAGCGGGATGTGTGGCGGCATTTGGAACGGTATGAGAAGGGCCGCATCGTCCACTCCCTTTACAAGGGGACACCGACGAACCTCGGTAGCGCAATGGACCTGGACGCCCACGATGACACCGCAGGGATCACCCTCAACGGGTTC